TGTAAACCATGACTGGTGTGTCATGGTTTTACCGACTATTATTATTGTAACAGGGGGGTATCAAAACCCCGACTTCTTCCCCTATACAAGCGAAAGGAGAAATAAATCCTTTTAGGAAACTTGAAAATTGAATATACAGCATCGGGAATACGTTAATCCTGCGGGCGGTCTAAAAATCGTCAGCCACAGAAGCCATACGCTTGCGATAAATATGAAGCTTCAAGACTGAAATAGCTTTTCAGGGGCAATTAAACGCAGGAGGATAATGATACTTCCGTCCAGTCACAGCACCCTTTGATCGGGGAATCAGGCAATGAGGGCGGCTCTATGAGAACCATAGAGGGATGAGAATTCCATGAGATCGGTAAGCTGCCGATCGTTCACGATGTTCCGCCATGACGGGTATTGAGAATAAATATCATGGATATCGTCTGAATAATCAGACGAAGGCAAAATGAGTTAATACTGCGGTTTGCGTTTGGCAGGCCGCAGTTCTACATATCAAGAAGGAGGAAAATTAGAGTGGTTGTAAAACGTGGAGATGTATTCTACGCCGATCTTGATCCGATAATAGGTTCTGAGCAAGGCGGTATCAGACCGGTTTTGGTAGTGCAGAATAATGTTGGAAACAAGTATAGTCCTACTCTCGTTGTACTGCCCATATCGTCAGCAAAAAAGAATAATATGCCCACTCATATTTACATCTGCGGTTCAAAAATGCTGCCAAAGGATTCTATTGTACTTGCAGAGCAGATAAGGACTATCGACCGTAATCGGTTGAAACGTTATGTTGGATCAGTCAGTTTAGAAATTATGGAAAAAGTGGATAAGGCAGTAAAAATAAGCATAGGGGTGAAGGTTAATGACTAAATTTGGACAAGCAGAATATATTGATTTTATGGCAAGAATATTTTCAGATAAGCTTGATAAAATTCTTAAAGAAAACGAAAAACAGAATTTTAACAGCAAGAATACAGAAGATATTTATAGGAACTTTCCGTCCTCAAAGGACACAGCGTAAGGGAGGAATTAAAGTGTTAGGATTTATTTTAGGAGCAGTTTTCGGCGGAACAGTCGGAGTGTTTGCAATGTGCCTGTGCAAAGCCGCATCAGAGGCAGATAAATGTATGAATCAGACAGATTTTAAGGATTAATTTTGTCAGGTTTGGTGATACCATTCCGACAAAAAATATGGTATCCTTGTTGGTGAAATGGGGGTGTGGATATGCCGACAGTAACGGTGATACAGCCGACAATAACAGAAGAAAAAAGCAGAATAATTCGCTGCGCAGCATACTGCAGAGTGAGTTCAGATTCTGCCGATCAGCTCAATTCATTCATGGCACAGCTTAAATATTATGAAAATTTCCTCGCAGATAGCAAAACGGAAACGCTAATAAATGTGTATGCTGATGATGGTATTTCAGGCACTAATACCAAAAAACGTGAAGAGTTTAATCGAATGATTGAAGAATGTATGGCAGGTTATATTGATATGGTAATTACGAAGTCTATCAGCAGATTTGCAAGAAATACTCTGGATTGCCTGAAATACATACGCCTGCTGAAAGAAAAGAACATTCCTGTGTTTTTTGAAAAAGAGAACATCAATACTCTGACCATGACAAGCGAATTTATGATAGCTCTGTACGGTTCATTCGCTCAGGCAGTATCAGAATCTATAAGTAAAAACGTCAGTTGGGGCAAGGAAAAAGCGTACCGTGAGGGCAAGGTTGCATTTCAGTACAAGCATCTGCTCGGCTACAAAAAAAGCGATGACGGTAAGCCTGAGATCGTACCCGATGAAGCGGAAACGGTGAGAATGATTTTTAAAATGTATCTTGACGGTTACACGCTTTTGAACATTGCTCAGTCGCTGATGAAGCAGAATAGGCTGACAGCGCTGGGCAAAAATGTCTGGACTAAAGGCGAGGTACAGAGGATTCTGAAAAACGAAAAATATGTTGGCGATGCACTGCTCCAAAAGACTTTTACAGTCGACTGCATAACCCACAAAGTTATGAAAAATAACAGCGAACATCCCATGTATCTGGTGACCAACCACCATGATCCGATAGTCGACAGGGACACTTTTAATCGAGTTCAGCAGGAGCTTGCAAGGCGTTCCGGTAAGCGTAAAATCAGCGACAAAACTAAAACGGAGCAAGGAAAATACAGCGGAAAATACTCGCTGTCGGAGCTAATGATATGCGGCTGCTGCGGTACTCCTTATAGACGTAAAATATGGATGAAAAACGGTGAAAAACTGGGGGTCTGGCGTTGTATAAGTCGTCTGGAACACGGCAAAAAGTACTGTCCCGATTCGCCTACCATTAAGGAAGAATCGCTTCACAAAGCGATAATTCGGGCAATAAATAATTACTATTCCTGCCGTGATGATATTGCGAGAATCCTCAAGGCTAACATCGGAACGGTTCTTGAGTGTCAGGGGCAGGAAGAAATAATCAGCATTGAAAACAATTGAAGGAGATCAATCAGGCAAGGAACGATCTTGTAAATTTAATAGCTTCCGGAGGGTGCGATGAGGACAAGCTTGACAGCGAGTTTTCAAGGCTGTATCAAGAGGAACAGCAGCTTAGTGAACGGCTGGAAATATTAAAATCTCAGAATAAAACCTCCGCCGAAACTCAGAAAAGAATTGATAAAATAATGGACATGATAGAGCATGAAAAGTTTGAATTGAAAACCTTTGATAATGTGCTGATACGCAAATTAATCGAGTGTGTAAAGGTTCTCGGAAAGACCGAAATACTGGTGATTTTCAAGGGCGGATATGAAGTGAAAACTGATATTGAATAATAAGAAAATCAGACTTGTGGAGTAAAATCTGCAAGTCTTTTTGGTTAGGAGGGAGATAATTTGTCAGAAAATTTTGAAGGGATTAAACAGCAAAAATACGGTGTGGAGGTAGAATGCACAGGCTTGACAAGAGAGGCTGCTGCAAAGGCGATAAGCAAGGTTTTAGGCGGTGCTACGGAGCATTTGGGCGGCAGTTATGACAAGTACATTGTTCGTGACAGCAAGGACAGAAAGTGGTCGATAGTCTATGATTCGAGCATCAGATGCGTTGACAAAAGCGGCTGCTCGGCATCGAGGAATTATGCTGTCGAACTTGTCACTCTGGTGCTGGAATATGAGGATATGTCGCTGCTTCAAGAAGTTGTTCGTGCTGTTAGAAAAGCCGGAGGCGTGACTGGAGCGGAGTATCGTGCAGGCATTCATGTGCATATTGACGACGCTCCTTATGACGCAATAAGAGAAAGCCGAAAACTATTGAGGAAATTCAGAAATTATGGTACAACGGCGATATGAACGAGGTGCATCATCACTACTCATCAACACGTTACCGAGCTTGTAATTTACACAGCTTTTTTGCTAACGGCAACTGGGAAATGAGGGCTTACAATTCATCTTTACACGCCGGTATGATCCGCTCATACGTGACTCTAGCTCTTGCAATTTCTAATGCTGCACTGACTAAAAAGTTCTGTTCTCCGCATATTTCAGAGAGTGAGAATCTGAGGTACAGCGCAAGAGTCTGGCTGATAAATTTAGGACTCAACGGAGAGGAATATAAAAACTGCCGCAAGCACTTAATTTCTCACTTAGAAGGCAATATTGCTTGGCTGCACCCCGAAGATGCAATAAAACAACGTGAAAGATTAAAACAGGAGCGTATCGCCGCCCGTAATATGTCCAGTCGGGTCACCGACCAGCGTGTCGAGCCTGTGAGGGAGGTTCAGCAGCAAGCCGACAACGTACCCGATGAGGTTATAGAACCCCAAGAAAACGAGCGTGAGCCTATTTTTGAGGACGAGGATTTGGAACAGGAAGAAGCATTCGAGATGACTATGTAAATGGAGGAAAATGATGAGTAAAAAACAGCTATATATCGCCTATGGTTCAAATATAAATTTGGAGCAGATGGCATATCGGTGTCCGCATTCAAAGGTTGTGGGAACGTCTGAAATAAAGGATTTTGAGTTGGAGTTCAGAGGCGTTGCAACTATTGTTCCCAACAAGGGCGCAACCGTACCCGTTTTGATATGGGAGCTTGACGAAAGAGATTTGCCAACTTTGAATCGTTATGAGGGCTGACCTCGGCTTTACAGGCAGGAAAAAATGCCATTTGAATTGAACGGAAAATCCTACGAGGGAATGGCATATCTGATGAATCGTGGAGAAATTACTCCTCCGAGTCAGCAGTATTATAACACGATTTTGCAAGGCTACAGAGAAAATGGTCTGGACGAATCATATCTCCAAAAAGCATTGGAAAATTCGCTTCAGATGGATCTGGCAGAGGAAGAAATCGACGAGGATTTCGATATTGACGAGTTTGAGGACATCGATTTTTATGATGATATTCAAATGATGCCTTGAGGAGGAATAGTATGAAATATAAAGGATTTTTTGTGAAAATTACTCCCGATAATTATTTGCCGAGAGAAAATGAGGACGGCGAGGTTGTTGCTTGTGAAGGATTCAGAATTGAAGTTTTTGTTGATGAATCCGAAAAAGTAGAAATTGATATTTTTCTGCTGCGGTCGATTTTGAATTGCTCAAAAACAGTATTGATGAAGTTGAGCAGTTCACTAAGGACTACATCGACTGTGAGGAAAAAGAATATCAAAGAATGCTTGACGAATTTAACGGAAATTAATTTTGAGATTCAACGGTATAAAAGTACCGCTGAATTTTCATTTTCAAATTCATGAAGCTCGTGAATTTGAAAATGAAAAATTTATTTGACAATGCTCTAAAAAATGGCGTAGAATCGGGATTTTTATAGGGTAGCTATTTGGTATCAGCTTGACAGCATAAACCACATAGCTACGCCGTTTACAAGGAATTGTAAGCGGCGTTGTTTTTATTTAAAATTGCGACTACGACACTTACTACGACAATTGTAACAAAAAAACAAAGTAAAGCATATACCATAAAACGCTTATATAAAAAACTAATCGATATTTTATACACGTACTTAACATTAACATGAAACGCTCAGCAAGGCTACCAATATCGTTCTGTCAGATACGCAACAGAAAGTCTTTAAAAATTAAATCCCCACTTGGACTTAATAAATCAAGTGGTACTTTTAATAAAAAATGGAAAACAATTATAAAATACATATAAATGTTACACATAATTTATATAAAAGATAGATATATTGTAAATATTTTTAAATATTATATTTATATGTTGATTTTTGTAAATTTTTGGTGTATAATGTGCAAATGAGCATGCTTAAAAATATTAATTTAAGGAGAATTATTATGAAAAAAACGAATAAAATTATTTCTGCTTTACTTTCCATTGTTTTTATTGCTGCATTTTCAATTACATCAAATGATAGTATTTTTGTATTTAAGAATCTATCTATATCAGCCAATGCTGAAACAGCTTTATCAGGGATAGAGTATACTGTTTCAAACGATACCGCAAGTATTACGGGTTATTCGGGAACTTCTGATATTGTAACTCTGCCCGACAAAATTGATGGATATACTGTATCAGGTATTCAAAGCTACGCTTTTAAGAATAACAATATCATTAGAAAAGTTTACATTGAAAGTAAAATAACATCATTAAATGCTTCTACATTTCTAAATTGCAGTAATTTAGAGACAGTTATCCTACCTGATACACTAAATCAAATTAATGGATCATGCTTTCGAAACAGTAATTTAGCGTATATAACTATTCCTGAAAATGTAAAAATTATCCATATGAATGCCTTTAGAGGATGTTCTAGGCTTTCAACAATAGATATTAAAGGTACAGTAGACGTAAGAGATTCCGCATTTGAAGGTTGTACTAATCTTATTAACGTTAATATACCGTTAACAGCATCAGTTAAGTATACAGCATTTAATAATTGTAAAAGTCTGCAATATATTAACAATACCCAAGTTATAGTAATACCACCGAAAGAAATGTATCCTTTTATAAATAGATCATTATCTAACTTTATTATGCAAAATTTATCAGGGGCAGAAAATGTCGGTTTTTTTAATACATATACATTAGAATATGCAAAAAAAGTTGTATTAAATGTAACTGACAGTTCTATGTCTGATATTCAGAAAGCAAAAGCATTACACGATTGGCTTTGCAATGCTGTGGATTATGATGATACAAATACAAAAGATGCAAAAAATCATGTTGATTATTCTGCTTTTTTATATAGTATAACTGTATGTGATGGCTATGCAAGAGCTTATCAGCATCTAATGCAAGCTGCTAACATAGAATCATACAATATTGGCAGTCAAACTCACGCATGGAATATGATAAAATTAGGAAATCACTATTTTCATGTAGATGTAACATGGGATGATGGTACAGGAACTGGAAATTATGGTTATGGTTATTTTCTATTAAGCGACAATGAAATAAAAGCCAAAGGAGAAACTGTTCATGCAAGTTGGGGATTGATAACATCTCCTTTATTTAATTATCAATATTTTTGGCCATGGCCGTCAGCTACTTATGCCATGGGCGATCTTAATATGGATAGTACGGTTGATAATCAAGATGTAAAAATACTTCAAGATTATATACTTGCTAAAATAACATTAAATAGTAGTCAAGCAACCCTTTCCGACCTGAATTTCGATGGACAGATAAATGGAGTTGATCTTTCGGCTTTAAGGCAAAAAGTTTTACTACAATAAAATTTAATTAAAACAAAAAAGCGGCAAGGAGTGATCCTGCCGCTTGAATTATAAAAAATAGAGCGAAATATTTCTACCCCGTTCCGCAAAAATGTATAACATTTTTTCCTTGTGCATAATAGTATACATATTTTAAAGAAATTGTCAAAAGTATAAAAAACCCGTCAGGAAATTCCCGACGGGCTTAGTTTTGTATTGTTTCTGCGGTATTCGCAGGACTTGCTGCTGTAGAAATACCCAACGTCTTTGACGTACCTCCCACGCGGCTATAATATACCTCAAAGCCCTGTCCGCCACCTGCGTTGAAATGAATATCCACTATCAGGAGCATATTTATTACACATTGCGACTTTACTGTCCATATCAGTATCAATATCCTGAGTACGTGACAGCTTGAAATCAACTCCGTATTTGCTTAAAATTTCAGACAGTGCAAAGGCTGTTTTTAATGTATGCTCTTTTTCGACTATGTACTTAACTGGTCCAGAATCTATTCCTCCGTGCCCTACTCCTATTATTTACCTCATTTCTGCATTTTTATATCTAAATTTACCCTGTAAAATCAGAGTGCATATTAACATATTATGCCGATTATAGTATAATAATGTTTATGGGCATACCTAAACGGTATCTGCCGAACGCTTTTCCTATTGCGTTCGGTAGGCGGTCAATCCTGCTCCCGGAAAGGAGTGATTTACTATGAATAATTACGTAACATGGAGTGAATTATTTCATTACATTTACACCTGTAGAATACAAATCTAACCCATCAATGCTTGACTTCATTTGAGACATTGTTGAAACAATGCTGACTGACATAGACTGTACTATTATAACAGCCTGTACGCTCATGGTTTTCAAATTAACAATTACAGTAGTTGACATTAACTTTGATATCAAAACAACTGATTTTTGCATTCCCGACATGTGCTGACAAGAAACTTTATTCATATTTGAGAAAGCCAAAATAACTGTTTCAGATATATTTTCCGCACTTTCGCCCATGCTGTCCAAGTTAAAACCGCTTGCAGACGTAACCAGTCCCATCATATTGGTTGTTACAGCTGCTGTTACTACAGGCATAATCAATGAAATGCCCTGCAATAATCCTAAACCGATATTCGTACCAATTTCTGCAAAGACTCGTGATGGGGAATGAACGTCAAATGCCTCTCTAGCTGCTTCTACCAACTCTTGGCAGGTCATATTAGTTGTATCAATGACATTGCCGTTTTCGTCTGTCATGCCTTGCAAAAGACCTGCTAATATCTGTTTACCTGTTTCCTGAAGTTCTGGCGGTAAATTCTCAAATGGCGTAAGTATAGTATCCGCCTGCTGTTTCAAGTCATCGGAAACAGTTACCCCCTTATTTTTAGCTTCGTTAAGAGTCATAAAATAATTATTCAATGATTGTGCTGATTGATTGTCAAGGTTTAAAAACATATTAGTAATATCTTTAACCATAAGATCGGCATTAGCAGATGCCTCGTTATATTTTTGAATTCCGCTAGCAGAAGTATCTGCTATTGTTTTATCCATTATATCCAAATCTTTTTTATAACTGTCAGACTTTTGTTTCAATATGTCAAAGTTAAAATCTGCTTTTTCTACAAGCTTATTAGATTGCTCCAAGGCTTGGTTATAAGTATAATCACGTGATTTGGCTGATTCTGCTAAAAGTTCATTTTCCTGCCGCATTGATTCCAAAAGCTCATTATCTTTTCTGGCTTGCCACTGTTTTAATGCTTCACTTTTAGCTTGACCTGTAAGATTTTCATTTTCTACGATTGACTTTCGTTCTACAGCATAAAGACTATTAATAGTGGCTTGTCTTCCTTCAAATTCTTCTTTAATCGCACTAATGCTTTGATCATATGCTTCGTCCGTACTTATTAATAAATCTGCAATTCCTTGCTGATCTAAATTGCCGCTTTTAAGCTTTAAGTCTAATGTAGTAAATTGGCTCATCTGCTGCTCTCTGTATATAGAAAGTTTATCATCTTCCAACATTTGCAGCTCTTGCATATATCCTCGAATATTTTCTAAGTCTTCATCACGCACACCCTTTTGGTCTCGCATAGCAGTTGTTAACGCATCGGTAATTTGTTTTTCTTTGTCTGCTATTTGAGTATCAATATCACTCATAAAATAACCATTCGCCGATATTGTTTTATTTATGTCAGGCAATGTTACCTTTGCATTGTCAAATGCATCACGCATACTATGAATACTTCCGGTAACTTCATCAATATGCTGTTTCAGCATATCGGTATCATCTTTACCTTTAGAAAACTTTTTGGATAATAGTGTAAGTCCTCCAACCAATAACCCAATAGCCGAAACTACTTTTATTATTGGATTAGCATTCATGGCAAGGTTAAACAATTTTGTTGCAGCCGTTGCAATTTTTGTTTTTGCCGCTTGAAGTACAAGTAGTGTATTATGTACTTTAGTCACAGTATTTACCGCCACAACAGCGACCTTGTATGCAATAAATCCTTTTGCAAGTGCTTCTATTACATCAGCCTTTGCACATGCTTTTATAATTTTAGCTATAAATTTAATCAAATCGGGAAGTTGCTTTAATAATGGTTTTACCGCTTCAAATAGTGCCCTGAATACGTCCAGTAAAACAGGCAATGCTACTGCTGCTAATTCCAACCCTGCCGTTAATACCTCTCCAAACGCTTCGGCTAATGACGGTAACAAATCAACTATTGTATTTATGATATCCGAAAACAGTCCCCTATTATTGGATATGATTGCGGAAAACGTTGAAATCGCATTCTGTATGGAATCAAATACCGTTACTGCAATATTTTTTAAATCTGTCAATGCAGTACCGCCGTTTGCACTGTCATTTTTTAAGGCATTAAACAAAATACCAAACGCCACAGTAACCAATGTCAATGGATTCAAAAGTTCGCTTAACGCTGAAATTATTTTTGTAAATTTACCAGCTGCTACAATTCCTCCCATGGCTGCTGCAATTCCTTTTGCCGCACCTATAAAAGTTTCTTTGTGAGAAACAACAAAGTTAATGGCTTCAATGAGTTTATCTAATAACGGTGATGTGCCCTTAAGCTTATTTAATCCGCTCATGCCGTCCTTTAATGAAGCTATAGCTTTAATAGCAAATTCAGCACCCTGTTCTATTTTATTGAAAAGCGGTACGCAAATCTTTTCGGCAAAGTTATTAATAACTTCACCCATGGCGGTAACATCTTCTTTGTTAGACTTTCTGAAATCTCTGAATTTCTGTATTGCAGGCTGCAAACCACTGGCAATACCCTCACCAAGCGGTAAAAATATACTGTTTGTAGCAAATGATTTTAAGCTTGTCAGCATATTACCGAGATTGTTTGACAGTTTCTCCATCGTACCGTCATAACGGCTGAATATTTTTTCAACCTCAGTCCACGTTTGAGTTATGTCCTCTCCAGATTCTGCAAGTTTTTCAATCTTTGTTCTATCCTCACCGGAAATAGCACCCATTTCCTGTAATCGTGAAGTCATTTCGCCTACTGTACGACCTGATTTCATGGCGTCATACAATCGCCCAGTCCACAAAGCCACATCTTCAAATTGCTGTCCTGTTCCTGCCGCAACATCACCGATTATTCGTAAGCTGTCTCCTGTGGAAAGCGCATCACCTGTAAACACTTGCAATTGCTTACTAGCCGCAAAGATTTCATCACGGGTAAACGGTGTCATGCCTGCAAAATCAGTTAATTCACTTACACGTTCATTCGCCTTTTCTGCACTGCCAAGAAGAACCTCAAATTGTGAAGTAATATTTTGACGGTCAACTACAATGCCCACTGACTGCTGTACGACAGCGCCCGTTGCAACACCTGCAACAAGACTTTTTATGTTGAACAACTTTGAAGTTATAGAATCTGCGGCACTGCTTATATTACTAGCCACAGATTTAATTTTACTTCCAACATTACTAAACGCAGTTTTAATATTTGAAGCTACTTTTTGCGCACCTGAACCCAAGCTTTTAAATCCGGATAAAACAGAACTTGTACCGGATTTTATACTTGACAAGCCGGATTTTATTTTATCAAAGGTTATGCTTTTTATAGATTTTTTTATGCTCTGAAACCCGCTTATAGTTTTTTCAAACCCGACTTTTCCGATACTCTTCAAGGCAGTGACAAAGCCTTTTGCGCCTGTTTGACCTCTTGATAATGTCGAGTACATCTCTTTGATATTGCTCGTCAAATTTGACATCTTGGTTTGCGCTAAATTTTTAATTTTACTTGCTGTTTCAGAAATCTCGTTTTTAATGCTTGAAAATCCGTTTTTTACAGTACTCAGCGGATGAGCAATTGTACTGCCAAAAGATTTAATATTATCTTTAAGAGCTGCGATTCTTTCGTCAAATCTTTCGATAGATTCAGTAATACCGGAAAACTTCTTGACCGATTCTGTTGCCTGTTCTGAACTACTTTTCAATTCACTATCGATTTTATACCGTCTGTCTAGGTGTATCACCTCTGCACCATGTAATGCTCTATCAATAGGTGCTTGCATAATAAGGACTCTGTCCTGACTTGTAAGCTTACCTTCTGACCTGTAAATCTGATTTTCACTGTGTGCCATTATTGCTCCGTGAAGCGTATGCTCTGTTTTTTCACCTTTTACATACTCGCCGCTGTCATCATAACTGCCTTCGCTTTCGCAAATTACCTTAAAATCGGTACTGTATTGTTCTATCAGAATGCTGAAATCAAAATACTGCATTTACTTTGTCCTCCATGAGATTTCATTAATCATATCGCCAGTATCATTAAGAAGATTAGAACTACCTTTTTGATCCACTGTATATGGATGATTAGGAGGGGTGGACAAACTGGCGGCATATTCTTTAATATGTGTTGCCATTTGTTCTCCAACCCAGTCAATAAGCTTATGACTGCTCATTTCGCCACTTATCACCTGTGATATGACTTTTTCTGTCATATTAAGTATTTCATCAATGCATTCATCATGTCCGCTTCTTAAAAACGAACGCTCTGGAATTTTAATTACTGACGTGCTTTTTTTGAGATGTAACCCCTTGCTATGCAAATACGCCCTCATTTTAGGAGTTACTTTTATATTACACCCATACTCATGTATACCTGCAAGCCATGCGTGATCACCGTTAAAACAGCCAACCTCAATCCTTTTGCCATTCACATTAGATATGTTTTTTAACATGTCCTTAGTAATATCAAGCTTGGTTTTATATTTAACCTTTACTGCCATCTGTTTACTGCTCCCACAAACTTGACATCTGAAATCAAGTCATCTCCTAAAATCTCATCAAGCAAATTATTAAACCGTTCGTTTTTATCCTGCGAGAAAGACATGGAAAGGTTTGTTATAGTCTGACTAGCAACACCCTCATGTATGCCCATCAATTCAAGATACTTGGTAACAAACAGCTTTACTCTTGCGGGTATTTTATTTAAATCATCATCGCTGTTTTTATCAAACCTGATTGATGTTTTGGCTAAAACCAAATCTAAAGCCGTTTCAATGATAATTAGAGTTTTATCATTTATTTGTATTCCGAGATTTAGACTTTCCGCTTGTTCCTTCGTCATTTTCAGTCACTTCCTCTGTGGTTTTTGCGATTGTTTCAGACTCCTCCGGTATTTTCTCATTGGGCTGATACCACTTACCGTTAACTTTTACAGAATAATCATATTTCATATTAAGCCACCTCCATTGCATAGCATTCATTCATACGTTCAAACGACGGCAGCACAATTTCAGATACCGTTGTTTTTGTATTTACCGGATCATCTGTAATTGTTACGGAAACTGCTACACCTGTGTTAACTATAGATACATCTGCATCAGATTTAGCAGTAAGCGTTCTTTCCTCTGGTGTTGTGCCATACCATGTAGTTCCTATTGCGCCATTTGGAAGCATCATAACGATATTATCAGGATAGAACTTTTTAGCAGTTCCGCTTTCGTTTTTAAACTGCTTATTGTAAATAATAATAGTAACGCTTAATTCTTCCTCTACATACTGCTTAACTTTTGCAGATGTGTAATTGACATTTGCAGTAGTATTCTGGGCAAGAATGCCGGAACGTACTTTTGCACTGTTCTTGATCATGTTGAATGTAGCTTTTGACATAAGCAGAATTTCCGGACGGTTTCCGCTTGCGGCTTCCTGTGCATCAAGTGCGGTTTCAATATCGAAAAGAGGATCGCATGTAGCTGATGTGCTCCACTTGTCTGCATCTGTAGTAATTTTAGCATAATGCTCCGCCTTCCAGCTACCGTCTGGGTCGTAATTGTATGTATAATCAACGTTGTTCGCCTTGATTTCAATACCCACGCTTCCGTTTAGCGGTGCAAGCAATTGCATTATCATTCTTTCGGGTACTACATTCGCACCATCGACCAATGTTTTAGTGTCATTAAAAATGTTATCAAGTACTTGTGCAGCATAAGGGTCTTTAGAATCCTGTACACGCATAATTTCCTGTTCATCTTTTTCCTTAACAAGCATAGACTCACGGAAAAACGGCATTTCTGTTTCACTCATTGAAATACCTACACGGTCACGGAATGTAGATTTTGCATCAAATGTTGATGGCATCAAAGATACAGCAAGACCATTGTGCCCTTTAATCCATTTTAGGTCTAACCCCGCTTTTTTCTGTGATGGAAAAAACCCTGTGCCTAGATACGGAATAGCATTGCTTGCCGCATTTGTATAATTAAGCGCAATAGCTTCAGCTGTAAATACGTCTGATAATTTCATGTTTGTTACCTCCTGTTACATAAAAGTAATCTGCTTTAGTACTGATTTTGCACCGATGGTCGGCGTGTTACCAGTTGTATCTTCGGACGGCTTTTCAGGTAATTTATCAATCCTGATAAAACCGTGAATCACAACCGTCCCATTAGGATCGTCTGTCTTTTTAACATCATGCAGTAACACCCCGATTGCCGTATCATCATTGGCTGGTATGATAGTACCGGCTTTAATGATTCCATCACTTCCTGCTGTTAATTTTGAACAATCATAAGGTATAGCCACATAATGATCGTTATAAAGAATTTCTTTTGTGTTTGTGATATTGGTATTTGTAAATTTCATTATTACTTACCTCCTCCGTAATACTTCAAAATTTCATTTGACTGCTTTTGCTTTTCTGCCCTTGCTTTACCCAGACTTTCAGCAACGGAATTACTTTTATTTCCGTTTTCTGCATTACCGTTTGAATTACCGCCGTTAGGATTTCTGCCGTTGTCTTTAAACGTATTATTAACTTTGTCCTCAACAAATCTTTTTACCAGATCGCCAAATGCTTTTACCCTGTTATTAATTGATTCTTCATCATCGGCAATAATAAAATCGACAAGCTCAAGTGCCTTGTCGCTACCGTCATCAAGTCCTGCCGCTTTAATTGATTTAATAGCCAACAGACGGTTTTCTTTGTCCTTAAGCGCTTTTTCACGTTCCGCAAGAGTCTTTTCCTTTTCGGACATTTCAAGCTGTTTAAGTTCCTCAGCTGTCATTTTTTCCTTTTTGAGATTGTCAAGCTCTTTTTGTAATGCGGCATTTTTCTTGCTAATTTCTGCAGTAAGCTTATCTGCTCTGGATTGCGCAAGCTTATCAAGGTCTGGCGTATTATTGCTTTGGCTGTCGGCATTATTGTCAGAACCATTATTGTCCTGATTACCGTTTATATTACCATTAGCAGTTCCAGAATCCGCACCGGATTCTCCTCCCTCTGCAAAAAATTGCATTGGAATTTTAAAAATTTCTCCCATTTTGCACCTCCATTTAAATTTCTAAGCAGTTTTACGTCATGCTTAGGACAGTGCGTGACCGCACGGGACTTGTCGGGCGTTAATTGCTCGATGGGTTACTTTTGATTTTGGGTATAAAAATAGCACCTCTTTAAGAGATGCTTATAAAATTATTGAATTTTGGATATAAGAAAACCGCCTCATGGGCGGTTATCATTATTAATCTAATACAAATTTGTTGAGTTCACGAATAGTCATATCAACAGGTTCTATTCCCTTTTCCTTACAATAACGATTGATTTCTCTATAGTCATAATGAATATTTTTATCAGAAATAGGAGCAGTAAATCCACCATACTTTTCTGCTGCTTCATCTAAATCTCTCATTTTTTTTAAATCATCTTTTGACATATTATCCCTCCTCAAAAGTATATATTCCAAGTAATCTTTCTGCATTATCCTCATCAATGAACATTCTGTATGGATGCGGGCGACCTAAATGAACAGCTCCAAGTGTTTTACTATAATGCTTTACAAGCTCCTTATTCTTTGCATCCATAAAAACAAATCCACCATATCCTTTTTCCACAGAGACCTTAACAGCGATAGCAAATAGATGTCCACCTACACCATTAAATTTCTTATTAATTCCTAGATTATGAGGAGCACTTTCAGCAATATCAACATATATTGCTGCATCACGTTTAAAATCAGATAAAGCAACAAGACCTTGAATGGTATTATCCCCACTTATACAAAGCTTATAAATTTCAGAATCTTTCAATTGTTTATCAAGCCAATTAAAATTCCAACCTTTTAGTTTTGCAAGCTCTTCTATACTTGCTTTTGAAAATTCTGTCGATACAATTTCTCCAGTTTGAGCATTTTCAAGACATGGAGTAAATTTATCAATAACAAGGTTCATCCTACTATCATCTCCCGTCTTTATTATACCACTTCCGTCTGATTTGTCAACAGATTTACCAGTTAATTCTTCAAATTTTTCTACACTCATCAAAGTATATTTAAGGAAACATCTGCAACGGCAGTCATTTCGTGCCGTACCGCTAGTAGATGGACATTCTGCATATACTTTTGGCTCAAGCTGGAATTTATCACCAACCTGTATTATAACACCCTCCATTTTCTGATGATTAGCACCATTACGGCTAATTGCTAATGAAGCGCAGACAGTACAAGCTCTTATTGCAGCAGGACTTTCGTCCATGCAGATGCAAGCAGTTTCCACATAAATTGTGCTGCATTCATCATCTGCGCCTGAAACATACCGCACTTTATTTCCAAACCGTGTAACTTGAATTTAAGACTTACACCGTTGTAAATATGATCAAACTGCGGTATTAAATTACTTAAATCCTCAACATGCCAATTCTTAAAAATAACATGCCCTAATACTCCCCAATTGCCATAAGTATAAACGTTTCTGAAATATTCATCGCTTTCATTTTCCAGGCTGTAAATATCATCAGGAGTAAGAAACTTATTATCTTTATAGGTTGTCTTTAAAATCGACAGTTCATTGTCTTTATAAACGGTTTTATTGTCCTGCCAATTTTTAAAAAAATCCTGATATATCCAATGCGTCTTTAAAATCGGATTAAAGGACAATGTTATTGATTTTTTAAAGGGAGAATATCCTCTTAGACGTTTCTTAAGCTGTAAATACGCTTCTCTCTTTACCTCTGTTGCCTCCTCTATCCAGATTCTTTCAAGTACGCCATTGGCTGGAGTAATTGATTTAAGCTTTTCAACGTCGTCAAGTCCTGCAAATAATATTTGTTTGCCGTTGTCTTTGCAGGTAATCACCATATCTGACTTATTGATTGAATAAAGATGACTAACACCGTATGCTGAAATAGCCTTTTTTATTTCATTGAAAAGTGAATTACGTATCGTTTTACCGATATTTCTTGTAAGCAGCCAATTAACACCGTTTAAATTATCCATTACCACACGCTGTGCCAAAAAGAAGCTTTTACCGCTCGATGAACCTCCGTAATATATCTGCGTCATTCTTTCCTCTTTTAAGAATGGGATATACACATCATTTACATAAATCATTTTATCCATAATTAATCCTCTTCCTGCGACTCTTCTCTTTGTGATGCCGGAATAATATTGAATATGATTTCACTGTTCTCATTCGATTCTTCTTTACGTTCACTGAACATGCCCAGATGTTTACCGAGGAGTTCTAGGGCTTTGATTTTTTCTTTACCGGAAATATCTGCTTCCGCAAGAGCAATCTTTTTAAGTTCCTTCAAAACCGTGTCAGCATTAATTCCTGTGCGCTCAGACTGCTTTTTTCTAAGTTCTTTTAAATACGCCAAAACGTTATTTTTCGTAATAAGCTGACGTCCTATTTCAGCATTTTTATACCCTGCTCGAGTAGCTGCTTGCGTTGCGTTTAAGTCAATGAGGTACTCCTCACAAAAACGCTTTTGTTTTTCGGTTAGTTTTGTTTGTTTCGGCATTACCTCACCGTCCTTTCGTTTGGGTATAAGAAAAGCACCTCCGGGGAGATGCTTAGTTGTTATTCTGAATCATTATTTTCAATAATTGACTTTTCTAAAAACTTATATGGCATTCTTATATTATTAATTAATCCTATTTTAAAAAATATTTTATCTGTAAGTTCTATAAATTCTATAAATCTAGATATTTTATTATCTTCGCCAGAATAACCGATACTTTCAATTACTTGTGTTCGTAAAAAAGACCATTCTGACAACATTCTACGTGGAATTTTATCAATATTTGTTCTGGAGTTCATTACCATTTCAAGATATTTGATAGGTAATAATTTTTCAGGGTCCCTTAAAATAATTTGTTGAGATCTTAATAAATCCAACATTTCTTCCATTATTTCATTTTGATTACTTGATTCTTTCTGTGGATAATTTGATATATCATCTTCAATTGATTTTAACTCTTTGTCTATTTTAGGCCAGGAAAGTTCAAACATTTTTTCTAGCCTAGTTTCTTCTAAACCTTTTTCTCCCAAACCTTTATTCATAGTTTTAAATAGTTTAAAAATATCATCTCTATCAACATTTGTCATTTGAAATTGCAAAATTGGGCTATTTGATATCTCTGAAGGTTTCAAATCAAATAAAAAGGGACATACTTTAACCTTATCCAATGCTTTAGACAATGCACCTGCCTCAAAGTTAAGCCATTGTGATTCTAAATTATCTTTAGTTACACATAATATACCAAAATCCGCATCTGACAATTCTTTAGCAATATCAGAACTCCATCTTGCACCTTTATCAATATCTTCTGTAGAAAAATAAGGTTGGATATCTTGAATGACACAAGGTATCCAATCCTTTAGTATTTTGGCTACTTTTAAACTTTTATCTCCAGACCAACTAATAAAAACTTTCATTTTATCACCAACCAACATCATATTTTACTCCTATATTAACATATTTTTCCAATAAAGTCAATAATTATTATAAATATTATATTATATGTTTATTTTAATTATTTATAACAATTTTTTTGCTGAAAATACCAACCACCGCCATATTAGACGGTGGCGTAATGTTTATACTGGCAGTTTTACCGTTTCGGACATATCCTAATCAGGCTAAATAGTTGCAACCGGAAACTACTCTAACGCTTGGCGCAGCCTATCGGAGTTGCACCGACCGAAACTACTGACTGCATAACAGCCGTCTAAGTTTCAACGGCTGTAGTCAAGGAATAAAAAATTATGTAGAAGAGAGGTTAGAAACGGGCGGTGCTGCTTCCGCCCAATTTCTATAGTACTATAATATCATATTTTATTACTGAATAAAAGGGTAAAAAGTATAATAAAGTAACATATAATTTATTTGTTTTGTATTATTTTTGCAAAATTAGATAAAGCCCTATCATGAAGCACTCCTTTTGTGTAATCATATTCCTTGTTTATATGTTCTGCTACTTCTTGCCACGTCATGTTTGATATGTATTTATCAATCAATAATGCTGCGTATAGCTTATTTGGCATTTTATGTATATTTGTATCGTAATCTCAACTTTTAGTTGCTCAGACTCTTTCATCATTTCTAAAGCCCTTGTAGCGTAGTCAACCATCTCAGCCACATTCAAGCCTACTTTATCGGATACATCACCATTATGTTGCGCTGGCAAATCAGAAAAAACACTCGTAATCTTAGTTGCACGTTCACGGCATTTTTGTATAGATATGTTTAAACTATCTATTTCCAAATCAATATTATTTGCTCTCGTCAAATATTCCTTAGCAGTCAAACCTCTCACTCCTCCTAATTCTCCATTCTTTTAGCTTGATATTCTCCATAGTTTACGGTATTTCGGGCAATATCGTTAATTCTTTTCATGCTATTTGACCTCGACCGTTTGACTTCATTTGCAGGAGATATGTATTCACCTGAATTTCTGATATTTCGCATATATTCACGTCTATTTTTGCGATGCCGTTCTTTGGCGCACTCGGTACAATATTTTTTAGAACTGCCTGAATTCGGCATCTCAACACCGCATGAAACGCATATACGTGTAAATCGTTTATGTGTTGACATTCTAAATATCTCCCTCAATTCTATGTAACGATTTTTCTGTTACGAATCCGTCTGGGTATCTAGTTCGCAATTTATCCACATTCATTTGTAAAATTGCTTCCAAGTCATACCCTAGTGCATTAGCACTAACAGCTATATACCATGCACAATCGCCTAGTTCTTTGGCTAGATGTTCCTTGTCTAATTCGTGCCCCTGAAACAAATGTTTTTTCAGTATATCAATAGCTTCTCCTGCTTCTCCGTTTAATCCCATTAGCCCGTTCACTATTATCGGATAATTTTGATTCATTCCGCTTGCTATTCTCATTGCCTCATTTTGATATTCATTAATTGTCATTTTTCAATCCTCCATAAGTTCTTTGTATGAAATACCATCAGTTAATCCCGGTGATTTATCGCTGTCAGTAGGCATATATTTT